CTAAAGGATAAACCCAGGATTTTGCAGTATCAGCGGTAAACGCACAAGCACCGCCGCGATCAAGGTGATTTTGTAAAGCTGCAAGCTTGTTAGCCAGCTCTAAGCCGCCTTTCATACGATCGCGTTGAATCGTTACCTGCTCTCTGTATAGGCCGGTAACTCTACGCATTGAGCCCGATAAAGATACACCTGTAGCCGCGTCAATTTCCCATTCACTATAAAGCTCATTAACGCCCTCGCCAAGGTCAATAGTTATTAATTGCGCATTAGATCCGTAATAGTAAAAAGCAGCATTTCCCATAAATCACCCGAATAGTGGAGATGTAGCAGATCCAAAGGTTCTAAATCTGTTTTCTATCTTTCTAACTAACCCATCGATTGCACTTGCTTCAGTGACTGCACTATTTATAACAACCGTTACACCTTGGCCGCCGCTCATTTGATTAAGGGTCCTATCAATAGCTTGAGGTCTTGATCCGCTTTGAGGTGTAATAATCTCGCCAGGATGAACCATGGCCATCTGTGCAGCACCAAACGCGCCTGAAGTAACACGCATCCCAGATCGGGCCGATAATATACGGCCTCCTGATCTCATACTACCACCAACGAAAAAATCTTTTACAGCACCTAAAGCATTACCCGCCATTTCTGACAATCGGCCACGTACATTAAAAATTTCTCTAATTCCTGCAATTAGATTTTTAGCCATATTTTCAAGACCCTTTACAATTTGTCTAATCAATTCAGGAATTGCTAAAACGAAACCTTTAGATATTGCAATTGTAAAACTTGGCAACAATCGCCCCAATACCTCCGGTAACATTTCTATACCTTTTTCAAATGCCTCAAGGAATCCCGTCATTTCTTGTTGTATTTCTTGCGGTGTCTTTTCACCCAATCGAGCGATTCCGCCAATAATACCGCCGACAGCTGATCCAACCATGCCGCCCAATTCACCGAATATATTACCAATCGCGCTTGTTGCTTGTTGCACTAATCCCGCAGGGCTTACAATATTATCTACAAAAGAGGTGATACCCGATAAAACCGTTTCTATTGCTTCCTTTCTTTTTTGGGCAATGATACCAATTCTTTTTTGTTCGGTATCATCAAAGATTTTTTGCAATTTAGCATTAGTATCATTTACAATTTTAGAAGCTTTTTTTCTTTTAGATTGTTCAGCGGCTATTCTTTTTAACTTGTTTTGATATCGTTGCTCGTCGGTTATGTCTAATTGAACCAAATGATCAAGATCAAGCCTCCTTGCTAAAGCCTTAAAAGTTTCTATTTTTGTTTCTCTTTGTTCTTTTTGAAAAGAATAAGTGTCTTCAGCTTCAGCTAATTTATCAGCGGCCTCTTGTAATAGCTTTCTCGATGCTCCTTGCTGGCGTAAATTGCTAAGGTTTTCTTTTGCCGTATCAAGGGCTGATTTATTTGCCGTTTCTTCATCCTTGACAAGTTGTATTTTTCTTTGAATCGCCTCTATTGCTAATCTGTTTTCTTTTAGCTTAGCGGTATCAAGCGTTAAATGTGCCTTTGCTATTTCCTTTTCTTTGTCAGCAAATGAAAGCATTTTTGATCTTAATAAGATTAAAGCCGCCGCTGATCTTTCTTTTTTTATTTCAACTTGTTTAATTTGATCTTCGGTTACTAATATATCTTGTGAGTTTTTCTTTGTTTGTTGTGCTATTTTTTCTAAGGGTTTGAGCTGATTATCTATAAACTTAGCTATTTCTTTTTGTTGCGAAGCGTATTCCTTAGCTGTTTTTAATCTTTTCTTTTCGGCATCATTTTGAGATTTTATGGCATCTTTATATTTTTGAGCCCATTTTAAATGTTTTTCTGCCTCCGATACCTGTTCAGCAATAACACCTTTGCCTTTTTTATATTCATCAAGTATTTTTTTAGCTTCCCTTCTTTGTTCTTTTGCTACCTTTGCGTTTTTTACAGCTTCATTGTATCTATTTTGATCCGTTTTAAGAATAGAGGCACCGCCCGATTCTAATTTTTTGTGCTCTGCAATAATTTTTTGTGCTTCATTGCCTCTTTTTGTAGCGTTATCGAGCATCTTTTCAAATGTTGATAATCTTTTCTTAGTTATATTCTCGACTTTTTGCTCTATTTTTAAATTATTTAATCGACGCCTATTCCACCTTACACCGTTTTCATCTTGCGCCTGTTGAGACTTTAAAATACGTTTTTGCAACCTAAGTATTTCAACTTCGTTAGATTGTTCTGATAGGGTACTTTGTAAACCAGCATAAGCAGATGATAAACCTTCTATCTGTTCCCTTGACGCCTTAATTGTTGCGTTTGCTTTCTGGGCGGTTTCAATAAATTCTTTTTGCTTTTCTTCGGCTTCTTTTTGTGATGCTGTAAAATACTCATAAGCCGCCGTCAAAACACCGATCGCAACCATACCCGCAATCAAAAGCGGATTAGTTAGCATCATCGCGCGGGCTATACCTTCGACACCACCCGTAAAATTAGAAGCCGCACGAGCCGCCGATCCTGCGGTCCCGCTGAACATTCCTAAACCGGTCGACAATTCACCTGTTAACCTGTCGGCATTTGCCGCCTCTTTGCGTAGCCCCATCCATTTCTTTTTTGTACCCTTTGCCGCATCGCCCGCATTTTTTAGAGCCACAGTAGCAGTTTTATCAAGGTTTTTTGCTGATTTAGCCGCCGCATCTGCGCCCTTTGCGGTATCCTTCAAAGCCTTTTTAGCCTTTGTATCATTTACTTTTAGCGCGTATTCTACAACATTAGCCATATCACCGATCCTCTTACAGACAGTTTATCAGATCGTGCAGGTTTACGGTAGGAAAGATCTGCGTCTTCTTGCGCTTGGTTTTGCGCATAAGTTTATCAATTCTTTCGCCGCGTGCTTTAAGTGCTGCGACATTAATCGCGAGGTCTTCAAATGATAACTTTGATACCTCGCTCGGTAATATGCCATAGTTTTTACCTATTATGTCATAGATATGAAGTAAATCTATATCATTTGAGAAACCCGGCGATCCGCTTCGCGGCCTCCCGGTGTCCTTGCAAGCAATGATTTAATAACTTAGCCCGATCATCATCGCCGATCATGCCGATCCATAAATGGTTCTTTTCTGCGTCTTGATCTTTCTCATGAAATACCAATTTAAAATCTTCGAAGGTTTTACCATCTATTGAAAACTTTCTAACACATGAACAAATTATTTTATCATTTTGTGCCGCAAGCTCTAAAAGTTTTTCAGGCTTTATACGCTTAGACCATTCAAAAACATCGTTTTCATCTGGCTCTTTTTCCACCATATCTTGTATTTTTTTTAAGTCTTCTTGTGATGTTAAGGTTGATGCAATTAACGCAGACGATAAGCCCGCGCTTTCTGATTCTGATGGTGAAAGTATTCGCCCTTCAATGGTTAGTTTTCCGTCAAAGATGGTTTCAACCCATCGCGATGCTTTCGCAATTTCTTGTAATATACTCATTTTTTCCCTGCCTTGAATCGAGCATAAAAAAACCCGATCATGCTAAAAATAACGTGATCGGGTTAGCAATGGGGGATTTTTTTAAGTGTTCAGCGCGTTAGCAGCATTTAACGTGTTTTGAATCTCGATCTGCAATGCCTCAGCGGTTGAACTTGCAAGACCTGTAAACGTTACGCTTTGAGATAATCGGCCAACTGTTGATAATGGATCTGAATAATCAGTTATAATTGCATTTTTTAATTGTATTTCCATGTAATTGGTGCCGCCGGTTTCGGTAACCTTTAATAATACAGATGATTCGGTACCGGCCAGCATGGCATTATATAGCGCGTTAGTTTCGGCATCAAGCTCCACCGATATAGTGACAGTCCGATAATCTGTAACGTCTGGAGATAATGTAAGCTTTGAACCGAGTACGTTTCTACGCTCTAAGCTATTTTCGACGGTCAATTCAAAAGATCTAACCTTATAACTTTGAGAATCGAAGCTAAGATCGGTGGTTACCTCGTAGTGATAGATTTGCTTCTGGCTTGCGTTATATGTTGGCGTCGGTTGTGTCGTTCTTGCTGCGCTATCTTGCGCGATCAAGTCTAACGATAATTGCATCTCTTCGCCTGCGTTTAAAGAGAGTGTGCCTGATGACACCATGCAACCTTTGAAGACTTCGTACCCATTCGCATCGCTTCCCCTTGATAGGCCCAAAGTAAAGCTATCGAGATCGGTTGTGCTTGATTTTAATTTATGGGTAAAATTGGTCGGCCCGCCTGTCGTAGCAATAGAACCGATCATAGCCTTCAAAAGCAAAGTAGAACCCTCAAAATAAACCGGTACAGTGATCGAGCCTCCTGATTCCTTAAAAACGTCAAAGAAACCGGTGCGTATTGCGCCATCCGACGTCGTTAAATGGCTGCGTCCATCTCTTTGTTGAGTTGTTTGTAATGATGCGTCTATGATCCTGATAGCGTTAG